TATGTATATGCATTGCCTGAATTTGTTGCAGATCCTAATGCAGAAGATATTGCAATACCAGAAGAAATATTATGTATATGCATTGCCTGAATTTGTTGCAGATCCTAATGCAGAAGATATTGGCAACAAATTTGGTTCAAATGAAACACTCCCAGAAATATTCCCTCTATTAGAAGATATTGCAATACCATTTATACTAGTAGAAATACTATTGGTACCAATTAATAATGTAGATGTATTAATTGGTAGAGTAACAGAAATATCAAGACCAACATTTTTAATTGTACTAACAATAGGTATATTTGATATAATTTCATGTAATATATCTGTATATACGTATATACCAGAAACTATACTAGAATTACTGCTATTTCCTAAAAGTTCTATAGATATATCTCTATTAATATCTACTATAGGCATATTTATATGTATACCTGTAAGACCGAGAGTTATATCACCATTAATGGTAACAACAGAAGTTATAGTTCCTAATTTTGGCGTAATAGAAGTAGCTTGTTGTAACAATATTTCGTTACTATAAGAAATATTTGTTGTACCAACTGCAGATATATTTAATGCTGGTAATGTAATATCAATACTTTGTATTTTATTTACAGCAGAAGTTATTATTCCAGATACTAATGTCGGTGGAGTTACATCAGTAGTTATATTTGGTCGTGTTGCTACAATTTGTGGCGCAGAAAGCCCAGAAATTTCTATGAGAGTATTAATCCCAGAAAGAGTTGATGTTATTTTTGGTATATTGGCAGGAAATATTGCGGAAATATCTGTATTAATATTTACACTTGTAGAAGCAAATGATTTACCAACAAGTTCAATATTTGTGTAAAATGGGTTTGTTGCAGTAGTACAAGCAAATGAAATACCCGATATTCCTTTGGATACTTCATTTGTTATATTCCCTAATTTAACATTACTAAAATTTCCTGCAGGAGTAATGTATAAAGGAGTAATTGTTGTATCATATGTTAATGCAAGTAATAATGACATATATTATTACTTTTATAAACTATAAAATTTAATTATGTCACATATATCATATTTTTTTTGTATCAATAACAACATATGCGAAAACCCCAATAATCCTGACAAATAAATTATAAAATAATATGGATACGTCCATGTTCACATATTTTTTTATATCATTCCCAGTAACTATTTATACCTACAGTACCTCTGAATAATTCAGTTGCAACCACTATGCCTACTGGAATTCTAACAATTATATGTAGATAATTTCCTGGTTCTACTACTAATGGAGAAGCAAATGTTCTATATATTGGAGTCGCCATAGTTCCTATTGCTGCTGCCGCAAGAAAATTTTGTATTCCTAATGCCATTTTTCTGGGAGATTTTGCAGGTGAAGCTCCATTGGTCACATCGGCAGCTAATGCTATACCTAATGCACTTGATCCAACACCAACAGACCATTCTATAACAGTAGGAGTTGCACCTACAACAGCAACTGCATTATATGTATCAATCCATATTCCAGTGACTACTAAATTTCTTCCAATTACAGTTGCACTAGCTGCAGGAACTAGATATGCAAATAATGGAGCTTCATTTTCATTTCCTGTTGTTGATGAAAGCGAAAATCTACCACCTAGAGAAGCTATCGCAAGACCTCCGGTAACTGCTCCTCCATTAGCAGTCGCTGCAGTTGCTGATATAGCATAGGCTATTGGTGCTGTATTTAAAGTAAAATTTGCAGTCTGTGAGGTATTTGTCTGAATGCCAGAATTTCCCATACCTGATGTTACCGATTCCCATGTTCTATTAGAATCTATATCACCCACTGTAACATTATATGATGCAACTTTTGCTTGTACTGCAACATTGGCAGAACCAGTGATATTATGTCTAATTGCCCATGGACAAGATATTCCTAATGTTAAAACACTATTCCCAACAATAGAATCTTGTGTAATAATAACACCATATAAGACATCATCTATCCAAAATTGTGCTTTATTCTGGGAAACAGAAACTGTAAATTTATAATATCTATTTGGGACAATAGTAAATCCGGTAAAAACATTATTATCGGTTAATCTTTCTATGCCATTGTTATTAGATACTCCCCATATTCCAGAAGAAGATGCTCTAAAAAATATACCATCTAATATAGTTGCTGCTGGACTTGATCCAGGAATAAACCAACCAAAATCTATTTGAGTGTTTGTCCCAATACTGCCACTAAAAGCTAATTTTGTTTCTATATATAAAGAAGCTGAAGCAATTAATGGAAAATGTCTCCATGTCTGTAAAAATAAACCAGTAGAAGCAGATGAAATATTTCCAGAATTTGTAGTAAACCCTGCAGAAGACCATGAACCAACTAATGTTGTAACAGAATATTTGTGTTTCGTAGAGTTCAATACAGAATAATTAAAATTTTCTGTATCCCATAATGTATCTATTCCAACACGTAATCTATAATCATCAGACGTTTCCGGAGAAAGTAAAGAAGGAACTCCGCCATATTGACTTCCAGCATCATTTTCAGAAAAATTTCTTACTCCTCCGATATATAAAGGATTTTTTGATAGTGCTACCTTTATATTACTGCCCAAATCTAAATTAGTGCCTACAATATTTGCGTCTAATGCCATCTTCTTATATTCCTATTTTTTTTAGTCTGCCCAAACATATCGGACTTTAAATGTACCTGTTAATTTTTGTGTGCTAGTTGCATATATAGTAAATCCGGTATTCAACACAGGAGTACCACAACAAAGAGTAGCAAACAAATTAAAATACCTATGATCATTTGCAGTATGATCTGCCGTACTGTCATCTGCCATTACATATGCTTCTACTTTAGATGTATTAAATATTGCCGTATCAGAAACAATTACAGATGCTTCATTAGCACCTTCACCAATACCAAAATCTAATGTTGCAATACCCTGTGCACTTGCCATATATATTCCTATTATCCGCCAAGTCCAGCAATAGTTCCAAAACTAATTTTGCTATATACATGGGAACCATTTTTCACAATTTCGCCATTATATGTATATGTTTCAGTAAATTTCGTATATGTTTCTGTGTCTTCCCAACTATTAGAATATTCCAATTCTGAAATTGGAATATTTCCTTTTGTTGTAAATATTAACGGAACAATTTCATTTAAAATTACTTGTAAATTATCTTCATTCATTATAAATTTCCTTTAAGTTATTATATATATATATTTATGCACTATATTTAGTGACGCTTTGTATTACACTAATAATACCGTCTACTATTTTATATGACGAGCCATTAAAATTCTTTATGTATATATCATACACATAATTTCCTGCAGTCAATGCTTCTGTCTGTAAATGAGTAAGAGAAATTTTCATTCTACCATTGGGAGCATCTGTCACTGTTACAGTAAACGCAACAAATGTAGGAGAAGTGAACGATTTTTTTATATGTGCCTTTCCGGTATATCCATTCAACTGGAAAACATTTTTATTCATATCATAAACAGTCATTTCTCTACTATAATCTATTCCCTGATCTATTTGTAAATTTTGTGTATTCGACATATAAAGAATTTCTCTATTGTATTTGTATTATTATATCTATTTATATAAATATTATATAGACATCAAAAAAGTTTGAGAATAATATATGAATCCAAAATTAATAGAGCAATTAAAAATTCACGAAGGATTTTCTGCAAAATTTTATTTGTGTACGGCAGGTAAGAAAACTATTGCATATGGAAGAAATGTTATTGCAAACCCTTCATATAACGGAAAAATAATTTCAGAACCTGTTTCGAAAGTCCTTGCGAACGAAATTCTGATATATGACATAAATGTTGCAATATCTTCTTTGATAAAAAATTGGAAATATTTTTCTCTGATGCCAGATTCTCCAAGAAAGGACATATGTATCAATATGACATTCAATATGGGAATCAATACTTTTATGAAATTTAAAAAATTACATATTGCAATAGAAAATAATGACTGGAATACCGCTGCAGAACAAATGAAAGATTCTGCATGGTATTCTCAAGTAGGAAAAAGAAGTAAGGAATTAGAAGAACAAATGGTGTCAGGGAAATATAAATAAAATTTTTACGGTGGAGTGATATAGTCCATATTTATCATAGTAAAACTTGAGTCAGTAATATTAAAAGAACCAGTAGTCCCGTAGTCAATCATTGTAAATAGAATAGAATCTAGGGTAGTAGTATTATTATTTGTCATTATTTTAGTATCTAAATTCATTTGAAATGATATAGTTGTACTCCAATTACCGTGTGCATATATAACATTAGAAAGATAAACGGCATGGTCAATATTAATCGAGCCTGGATACTCGCATGTCATGCTTATTTGTGCCAGTGTAGTTCCATTGGGTTGACCAGCAGGAATGCTAAATACGGCAGAAAAAAATAACAAGTATTTTAAATTTTTATCGGGTGGAAACCATCTATATCGGTAGGTGGAAGTTCCAGTAGCACTCAATGGAGTTGTCGAGTATTCGAAAGGGGAATATGCTAAAGACCCATCATGATAGGTTATACTTTTCCCACTATTAGATCCAATAATTATTGACATTTTTATCCCTTAATTAAATGAAACGAACATAAGTTAATTTACGCCATGAAGCTTGTGCGGCTATATGAGATGTTACTTGTAATTTAACCACATCGTTTGTTCCAAAACTTGTATTCATAAATGAATTTACTGTTGTTTGCTGATTTGCATAACAACTATTATTAACTTTATTATATACAGTTGTGTCATTAACAATAAATCGGACAGTTACATATCTTGAGTCTGTTGCAGGATTATTTATACTCACAGAACCCCATAATGAATAATTTCCTCCTACAGGGATTGTTATAGATGCTACAGTAGTAAACACTGTTTCTAATGCTGGGACAACGGTATGTCCTGTAATTACATTAGATCCAGCATCAACTTTTTGTGCAATATATTGGTAAGTAGTATCAGGAAATACTATTTTACCTGATGTAGAAAGTGATGTGGTCGGACTAATTACTTTCATAATTATTTTAATCTCCATGCCCAAAATTCTGATTCACTTGTCATAGCAACTTTACCTGTTGGTGCCGTCATATATAATGATACTGCACCTGCTGCTATTGTCAAAGTAACATATTTTGTTATGGAAGTATATTGAATACCAGTAGTTATTGGAGATACTTTAACAATACCAATAGTTTTATTACTTTCAAGAGAAGTAAGTGATGCTGTTAATGGACCTTGACCAGAAGAACCAATTAAAGCAACATATTGGGCGTTTCCTACATTATCTGCAACAGAACAAAGAAAACATGCATTATACATAAATAAATAAGTTCCTGCTAATAAACTACTTGTCTTCAATATTTCAGCATAAAATCCCAATGTTAAACCGACATTAAGACTATCAGGGTTGCTTGCAATTGTACCTGATTGCATAGGAAGATAAAATGCTGTACCTTGGGTTTTGTTATTATTAAAAGTTATTTCTGTAGCAGATAGTTTAATTGCCATATTAAATTACCAAAGAATTAGATTTAATAGCAAGTTTATCTGCTATACGTTTTTCCAAAAAAGATGATGGATCTATTTTCACTTTAAATAATTCAAATAATTGATCATCAGTAATATCATTAGAAACTATAAAATTTGTTTTTGGATAATTTTCTACATTTAAAGCATCTACTGCAATTAATTCTTCAACATTTCCTAATTCGTCTGTACCTACCAGTCGCCATCTAATTTCACATATAACATCTTCTATATTATTATGAGTAACTTTTTTGACTTCAATTATATTTTTTGTATAGGTTATCGCCATTATTATTTTCCTAACAAAGATTCCAAATTATTCAATCTTTCAGATTGAGAATCAATTATTAATTGCTGTTCTTTTATTGCTTCAATTAATATTCCTACCATATTTCCATATGCCACAGAATATATTCCATCAGAATTTTGCATTACTACTTCAGGAAGAACTTCTAAAACTTCTTGGGCAATTACACCAGTATGAACTTTGGCAGTATCTTCTAAATCATTCCTTGTGAAGGTTACACCTCTGATAGCTGTTATTTTTTCTAAAGCATTTTGAATGACATTTATATTTTCTTTTAATCTTTTATCAGAACTTGCAGTAATATCACCACTTGCAGTAATAGTATCCGCTATCATAGTGCCTGTAAATGTAGGAGATGCACTTAATACGGTATTACCAGTACCAGTGCTAGTTGTCGTACCAGTACCACCATTGGTAACAGGAAGTGTTCCAGTAACACCTGAAGATAAAGGTAAACCAGTACAAGAAGTTAATGTGCCAGATGCTGGAGTACCTAAAGCAGGGGTAACTAAGGTTGGCGATGTTGAAAATACCAAATTAGTTGTTGTCGTTCCAGTAGCACCAGCAGCAGAATAGCCAGTGATATTATTAAAAGTCGTAATACCAGCAGTAGTTGCACCTGTACCGCCATCTGCAACACCTAGTGTCCCAAGAGCTGTCTTCATTTGGGCAGAACTTGCTACTGCAAAAGCAGTTGTTCCAGAAGCATATAAAATACCAGCAGTTGTAAATGTAGTTTTACCTGTGCCACCATATGCAACACTTAATGCATTGGTCAAATTTAAAGTAGGTATCGTAACAGTGCCCGTAAATGTAGGTGCGGCAATTGGAGCTGCCAAACCAAATGCAGCAACAATACTAGAAAGATTTGTATCTGCTTCTATATATGTCAGAGGTCTATTGAGATTAGTAAGACCTGTTGCAGTAGTTGTTCTGCTATTTAAACTTGTAAGAGTAACTGCCATGGTTCGAATACCTTTTTAATTTTTTAATTCAATTAATGCAAAAATCATATTTTTTATTTCATGCATATCTTCTGTCAGTTGTCTGACAGAAGATTCAATATCTATTATTTTTTGTTCTTCTGCATCTGCAATTTCTTGTTGTCTAATATATGCATTATATCCAACAGGATTATTTGCTATAATTGCTCCAGATTCAGTATCTTTTACTAAATCTGGATGATCTATTATTTTCAATATACTCATATTTATGCAAGAGCGATCAATCTAAAATCTTTCAGTCTAGGAACTTTTGCAGAAGTAGTACTTCTCATTACTATTTTTACTACTATTGCAGTAAAAGGAGAAACTGTTGCATCATATGCCATATCATAGAATGTATTATAATTTGAAGTAGATACCATTGTTGTTGAAGGATTCAATAATGTATATGTAGTATTTATCAGATTTCCTATTGATGCCGTATCTGCAAGTTTATAATATATATCGATAAAACATTCTGCAGGTTTATTATATGAATATAATATCTTAAATGATTTAGAAGTATTTTCTAATGTAACAATTTTTGTTACATATGATGCAATACTGCTACTATTGACAGGAACAATTTCTGAAACAAAATAATCTCCTACCTTAATAGTCAATGTTGGTGTAGTTTCTGCAGCAAAAATAACATCAAGGTAAAGAGTAATAGTAGTTCCGTCATCAACAATAGATTTTACTAATATTGGCAGACCATTAAACGCAGTATTTGCACCAAATCCAGTAATGTATATAGATTTTCCTGGAATAATTGTCAATAATTCTAATCTTGTCGAATTGGTAGCCGAAATTGAATTTGTATTTACTACAATTGTATTAAATGCTTTAGTAGTAGATACTATTCTTATATCAAATGGATTTATATTATAACTCTTATCAATATTATTAATTCTATTAGATACTGCAACCATAGAGCAACGTGAAGTATCAATTACAGGAGAAATACTGTCATTAGAAGAAGATATATTTGCCAATAACTCGAAAGAAGTTTTATTATTTAATTTATTTACTTGATTAATTGGTGATGCAATAATTCTTGTAGAAGTAAATATCATATCTTTACCGAGAATTATATCACTTGGATAAGAATCTAATATATTAGAAGAATATGTTGTACTTCTGACATTAAATCCTAAAGAAGTATCAGGAAAATCCATATGGTTCATATTAGTATTCAATACATCATATTTTATGTTTGCTGTTGCAGTAACAGAACTTCCACCACCAAATCCACTACTACTTGGGGAAGTAGTAACATCTATCATATACGAATCAACATCAACATTAGAAATAGTTTTTCCTGTTAAAGTTGTAAATTCTGTAAAAGGAACGCCATTAATAGCAGCAGTTATTCCTGATAATATTACAGTATCCCCAGAAACCATTCCATGGTTATAATGGTATATTCTTACTTTAGTAGTACCAGAAGTAGTCTGTATAGGATTTATAGTAAGAATGTCTGGATTTAATACAGTATTATTAAAAATTACTCCAGCAGTAACATTAGTAGCAAATTGTGATCTGTATATAGTAAACTTTAGATCTTCATTTTGTTCTGCAGTCCATGTAGAAGAATTTTGTGATTTGAACAGTACTCCCATATATGGCTGTCTGTCTATTGTACCATCTGCATCAATCTTTTTATCTTTTGCGTATGCTGTCCATACATAATATTGATCAGAATTTGACATCAATACTACACAATATTCTGTATTGTCTTGTACATATACAGGAGAAGGGAAAACAAATGTTGTAGGTGTATCTGGAGCCTGATATTTATTGCCATCATTTCCAATAACTGTTCTAGTAGATATATTTACATCATTAGAAGATAATATACATTCAGAAAATGGTAAAATTACTTTTCCTGGAGAACCATTCACCATTTCTCGTATATGCATACGAACAGGGATAGTGCTATCTTTTGCAGAAAAATATACGTCTACTTTAGAAAGAAATGCCCCACCTTTACTATTAATAAGAAAAGATTGTGCAAGTGGATCATACCATGTATTTACAGTCGTTTTTCCTGTAGTGAAAGTAGTTTTTGAACCTGAAACTCTTTCTGTTGCCACAGTAGCATTTCTTACAGATTCTACTGTTTGTTGTTTTGTTTGTAATATTCCAGAAGCATGGAAATTACTTCTCACAATAGAATTGAAATCTGAACCATTTAAAGAAGATGTAGTCAACACAAATTCTTTTTCGCCAGTAGTAAATCTGATGCTGTCTGTATTAGGAACATTAAAAATTCCTGTGATATCACCATTAATATTAGATAGTAAGGTATCTCCTAAAGCTTTAGTTTCAATAGTTTTTATACTTCCTCTTGCTTTTGAAATAGAACCAACAATAATATCATTAGCAACAAAAGCACCTATAATATTTACAACTTTTAATATTATAGTACCATCATTACGATTTTCTTGTAAAGTTACTACTGCAGTTGCATTAGAAATAGATCCAGTAATAATATCTCCTTTCGTGAGAGAATCATTTACTTGTCCACTTATACGTCTTGCTACTTCTGCACCATTACTACCAACATTGGTATTATAATCAAATATAGAAGTAAATCCTAGTATCGTAGTAATTGTAATAGATGATGCAGGAACAATATATGCAGAAACATTAATATTATCAAAAAATGGATAAAATAATGCAGATGGTTTCAATCCTCTTGCAAGAAAAACTATATTTCTTGCTCTCATGTATGGAATAATAGAAGTAGAAACTACTTTATCATCTATTACTTCATTATCAAATTTTGCAGTAACTGAAGTTCTTACACCAGATCTTACAGAGTCTGTAGTAATTTTTGTTTGTAATTGTAAATCTGCCTTTTTGAATGGCCATTTTTTATCGGCTACTGTATCTGTAAAACCGAGATTTTTTATTGTAGATGTGCTTCCATCATCAAATTTTGCAACAATACCATGAGCCTTTCCTTTGACTATTGTCACATCTGGCTTCTCTATACCGACCCATGTGGTTTTCCATGATCCCCAAACTGTACCAAGTACCCCAGAAGATTGTAATATTTTTTTAGTTAATTCATAGTTCCCCTCTTTTTGCACAATTTTATTTGGCAAACGAGTAGTCTCGAACCAATCATCAGATGCAGGAGTGAATTCTGTACTACCAATAAATGTAAATACAGCAAATGGGTTTATATTAGATACTCGTGAAGCAATGGGTTGATCAATAAAAACTTTATGTGTATACGGTAAAGTAATTAAATCTCCTGTTATGGCATACCCTGCAGAATTTCTTTGTTCATTAGTAGTATAGAATTCGACTAATTTTATATTTTTTGTATTATGTTCTGGTCGCAATTCATTTTTTTCTTGATCAATAGAACATCTATAATCTAAAGAATCAACGTCACCAATTCCATGGTCAGAAAAATTATCAACTAAAAATCCATTTTTATATCTTTCTAATCCTTTTGAATCAGGAACTGATAAAGCTTTTGTTTCTTGTTCCAAAAGGCACAAAGAAGTATAATATTCTAAATTATCAATTCTTTTTTCTAATGATCCAATGTCGCGCATTGTATATCTTTTATTTTCCTGCATAGTAACATCTATTGAATTAGATGATACGTCTATTGTATATGGATTCATATCAAAAGTATACAATAACATTCCTTGACTATCGACATTCGGTACTTTTGGTGTTAAACTAGGAATACCTGTTGTAACAAAATATTTTCCTGTAGTGTCTATAGATAATAAATCTACTCTTGATAAGTAATACGAGTAATCTGCAGTTATATTATATCCTCGTTTAACGATACCATTATTTGTACCTTCAAATGTTCCATCAGATTTTAATACAGGTCTAAAATCTAATATGTCTCTTTGGTCATATGGAATTGTGTCATATGGAATAACATTTTTATATGAATCTATAGAAAAATAATCTCCATCTCCATGAGAAAAATATTCATATTTAATTCTTATTGCCCCATTTGGAGGAAAATATCCAGATTTCAATACTATACTTGATAGACCATAGTGCGTATCTCTTATTCCATAGTCTAAAATATAATTATCTGTAATATCTATTCCAGCACCACTTATAGGATTATATGAAGCAGGATATACCATAATATTTACAATATTATATACATCTGCAACACCCAAAGAAATAACAGAACTCTGAACCTCTACTTGAGTAGTAGTAGTTTTAGTGCCTAAAACAGAAGTTTTTAATTTTTCTTTTGCAGTTTTTACAATTGTAGCATATAAAGTATATGATGTAGTCCACCCACTAATGCCACTTAGAATTTTTCCTGTTGCATCTACTGATAATGATGCACCACTAATAGATAAATTATTAGAATTATTAATAATCAAATAGTTTGATATATTTGTAGTAGGAGCAAATGTTTCTCCTGCAGTTGATAATGTTATTGAACTACCTGTCTGTCCTTCATATTTTCTGGTAATATAATATTGTGTATTAACAGTGATATCATCAATATTTCTAACACTTCTTACATAAGAATTTGGTAAATAAAAATATGATGCTACGTTACCAGATTCATATATTGTTGCACTTTGGATATATATGTTTCGTGGAATAGTATTTACTGTTGAAATTATACCTGTTATTGAAGAAGTATTTGGTATTGTTGCGACTTTAATTGCAGTTAATGCATCTAAACTAATATAATCGTTTACTCTTAGTTCAGTAGAAAATATTGTATTATATCCAGTAATAGTATTCGTAGATGGTACTGTTGCCGTTCCTGTTATTTTTGTCCATGTTGGGACAATATCTGCAGTAAAATTAGGAGTTCCAGCTTTATATAATTGTCTTACATCATTAGCAAATGTTTTTCCAACATTCATTTGTACATCAAACAAAAATACTTTAAATACTGCAGTACTTGCATTTCCAGGTGTATTGTCATCTGATTCTATGTGACGAACTCTTGCAGTACCTACAACATTACCACTAAGAGTACCAGCAGTAGCAGTAAAATTATCATACAAACTTATAATAGGCATAGCTACACTAGGAGTACTATATAAATTTGTCACTTTTACATAATATCCAACTGTTGGAGTCATTACCACATTACTACTATTTTGAAAATCTCTTGCTTTATCTAATGTGACATATGAAGTGGCATGTTTTTCGAGTTCATATCCTTTAACATAAAATTTACCTCCTACTAACCCAAGAGATATTTTTTTACTATCTGCTAAAGCATTTGTATTTGGATTATATATTCCTCGATTATATATTGGAGTTGTAGTATATTGCCATACTACACCACTATCAGAAAAATAAGTATAATCTGCTGCATATGTAGGAGCAGTACTACCAGAAATTCCTGTAGAAATAGAAGAACATCTATAAGTATTTCCACTATATGTTATTAAATCTCCAATTTCATATACAGTATTATTTTTCCATGTTCCTCTATTATTATCTCTATTGTGTCTAATATCTAGTGTCGCAGGACTTACAGAATAATCTCCAGATTCATCATATGTTCTTCTTGCAAGAGTTTTTTCTAATTCTGAATAATCTGTTTTTGAAACAATATTTTCTAATACACCATTTTCTACTGTCAATAAAGTAAGAAAGTTTGTTGTGTCAGTAGCAGTCAATGAAATTTTTTCTAGATTTGTAGCTATTTTATATCTATTTGCTCCAGGAGCATTATAATTATATTCTCCAATTGCATTATCATTAAGAGTCCGATCATCTTCTGCAGTAAGAATATTTTCTGTAATTCTTAAACCTACATTATAGCTAGGTGTTGTAGTATATTTGTCTAAGGATATAGTTTTTGCTTGTACTAAAACAAAATAACCTTTCGTGTAATATATACCTGCCTGTAACATAACAAGACTGCCTTTATTGACAGTAGACGATACGGCAGTGTTTGCAGTAAGTGGCACAGAATCTGATGTGCGAATTGTCTCATTATCTATAAAAGTACCATTCGAACCATTCGATTGTATATATCTAATATATAATGTATTGGCATCTGTATCTGTTTCTACTTCGGCATGTATTACATAGGCAGTTATACCAGAAACTGTTCCAATAATAGTTTTACCAATAAAAGAATTTAAAAATGTTGCTATTTTTGTATTTGTAGAATTAGTAGATTGTAATTTTATACAATCTACCTTTTGTTCATAGGAAATATGACCAGGAATGACCATTGCTCCTTCTTTAAAAATATGATTCCCAAAGGATGTAATTTGATTTTGTAGAATTGTTTGTGCCTGATTCAATTCTCTTGTCTGTACAGCATATCCTGGTTGAAAAAGAATTTTTAAAAAATTATTATCGGCAGAGAAATCATCAAAATAAGGAGCCTGTGGGAATGTTTTCATATGTATCCAGTTAGATATTAATTAATGTTCTTAATGATATTATTTGATTTGGAGTTTTATTAAACCCATTTACATTATTTATATCAATAATATCTCCGCTAAATTTATCTACTGTAGGATAATTTATATTTGTTATCGTAAAACTTATATTATTAGAAATATTTGTTACTATATCTCCAATAAAAGGAATATAAGAATTTATATTTTGTTGTTGCAACAACATTCCAGAAGTTTTTAATTCTACAATATTAAATAAATTATCTATATTATTAGCAATTATTTTTACTGTTCCGCCTTGTGGGAAATCATTACTGTTAAATATACCAATAGTATCATAACAAATACATCCTAATTGTCCTGTAAAATTTTTACTTGTTTCGTATATATTTGGAGATCTAAACAATCCATATTGATAAAAATTATTAGTAATTGGATACGAATTATAGGTATCCGCAAAAGATAATTTAGTAAAGAACATCAAATTATCTGCATACAATTCTACAATTGCATTTTTTCCATGTCCACCAACAGGAGAAATAATTGGACGAAGATTTGCTCCTGATCCATAGAGAGAGACAACAGATGCAGAAGCTATATTATATCCGTATCCATAATTTGTTATGGTCACTTTTGTGATTACACCATAAGCATCTACAATTACAGTAGCTTCAGCAGAACCACCATCACCTATTATTTTTACAACTTCACCATTTATATATCCTGTACCACCATTAACCACTTTTATTACATGTATCGCACCAAAAGCAGCAAGAATTTCTACATTATATTGATTTGTATCTAATTGTCCACTGATGTTTGTAGTATTAATATTTGCAATTGCTGTTGCAGTAACAGTAGAATTTCCTATTACAGTTAAATCTGCATATGTATACCCTTCTCCTTTATTATCAATAGAAATATATTTTATAGTATTATTTTTTATATATGGCGTAAGTACTGCACCAGTACCATCACCTTCAACAGTAATAGATGCTGTTGCACTCGAAAGATATCCTTTTCCTGGATCTACAATTTTTACACTATCGATTACACTATCTATCTCAACGCGATCAATTTTTCCTTTATATAATATTGCAGTAGCCGAACAACATAAATCACTTGTACCTGAAAAATATACTAGAGGAGCAACAGTATATCCTGATCCACTATTTGTTATTAATATGCTGACAACTAATCCTTTAGATATTGTAGCAACTGCTGTTGCACCAGTACCATTACCTCCAGTTATTTTTATTGTAGGAGCAGTATTATATCCAGATCCAAATTGCGTCATTAGAATAGAAGTGACAGCTCCAGAAGAAATAGATGCAGTAGCAGATGCCATATTTATACTGCCACCGTTAAAATATATTGTTGGTGGTGTAATATAACCACTCCCAGCTTTTGCAATAGTTATATTTGATATATAATCTGCAGTTTTTGTTACGGTAACAGTAGCAGAAACAGTAATACTAGTGCTGGAGAAAAATTGGGAATTATTTATATTATATGTACCAGTACCACCTAATGTTCCAGAAATAAATCCTGAAATTATTGTACCACTTATAATATTTGTACCAGCAATTGTTTGACCAATTTCAATAGTACCACCAGATACTGCACTAACAGTTAATATACTATTATTTTTTGTTGCTGTAATTGCTGCAGAAGAAATATTATGTGTAGAACTAATAGAATATATACCAACACTACCAATTGTACCATAAAGAAATTCTGTTATTGTAGTCCCTGCTGTGATTCCAACACCAGAAATTGTTTGTCCTACAGTAATTGTACCATTTGATTTTGCAGTGACTAATAATTTATTGGTTACAATACTACCAACAACTACAGTACCAACAACAATGGCAACAGTAGGACTCCACGACAACGTATATACACCAACCCCACCATTTATACCAGAAACAAAGCCAGTTATCGTAGTCCCAATTGCAATATTAGCTCCTGTTACAGTTTGTCCTATAATAACAACACCAGAATTTATTGTAGATATTGTCATAACACCAGTTGTAGCAATTCCTGCAACAAAAGATACATTATTTCCTATATACCCATATATAGTAGTAGACGTAAAAGTTTGATTTGTACTTACTGTATATGTGCCAGAATTTCCATTTGTACCAGAAACAAATCCAGTTATTGTAGTTCCTGCTGTAATTCCATTACCACTAATAGTCTGACCAACTAAAATAACTCCACTAGAAACTGAAGTAATCACTAATTGATTTGTACCACCACTTATAGAACCAACAAACTGAGAAACATAATTACTTATACCAGTAAATGCAGAAGATTCTCCACATTGTCCCGTAAAGTTTGCATATGTACCATTAGCATCAGGGATTATTATAGTAGGTACTGCAGTATAATCAAATCCTCTTTTTAATTGAACATTTGGCTCTAATACTGCAGTGGTATTACCAACATATTTTCCTATCCCACTCGAAGCAGCCGCAGATATTCTTAAAGTTGTTTTATATGTCAGTAATGCTGCAGGATTAGTTAAAGATGCATCTGATCCAACTAATGAAAATGTTATACTTTTACTATTCACAACACTAATAATACTATATGCAGTACCTGTATACCCATTCAAATTGGTAATATTTACTGGACAATTTATATACCCAACAGTCTCGGCTGAACCAGAGGTCACTTTAGAATATGTGAAAGTGTTTGCTGTCACAGATGAAATTGTTGTTGCTGATATATCAAACGAAGTAGTACCTGTAATGGTTACAACATGACCATTACGCAAACCATGATCATTAGAAGTTACAGTAACAATATTTGTTGCAACTGAAACAGATGAAATAGTTAATGGAGCGAAAAAATTATGGACATTTTTTGTTGAAAGAGTGATTATATTAGATGTTCTTGAAAATGAATTTATACAATTATCTGCTTGTATAACATTACCAACAATATTGCTGCTTCCGGAACCAACAAAAGAAATAGTAAATGATGTAGAATTATTTATTTTTTCTATAATATGTTTTGTATTAAATGCAGAAATACTAGTACCTACTATACTTACTATATTACCTTCATTATATGAATGAGCAGACACAGTAGTAACAGTAGCAATATTATCTACTATTTGCACACTTTGAATATTAATTGCAGAAGTAATTCTTCCGATCATACCATATGGTGTATCAACATTTCCAGTACCATTTACAGTTTTAATTACTGTAAATACATCCGGACTTGTAATAGTATTTACAATATAAGTTGCATTATAATCACTATCAGCATTTGAAATTGTTATACTAACGCCAACTACCAACCTATGGTTATATTCTGTAGTTATTGTCAAAGTACATACACTAGAAACAGTAGATTTTGATATAGAAATTATATTTCTGTTTGTATCAGACAAATATCTTATGCCTTTATTTGCTATATCTATAGAAGAAATTTCTTTACTTACTGCAGACGCATGCATAGATAATACTGCTCCTGTTCCATCGCCAACAACATATAATTCTTCAGATCCAGAAGATGTATATCCACTTCCACCGTCTGTCACAGAAACATAATCTATTCCTCCATTACTATAAAATCCAGAAGTTAATACATTAAATACAGGTATATTCTGTAGTGTCAAGAATTTCTTTCTCAATGATGCAGGAATATGATACATAAATTTCCACATATATCCATCTGCCAATATAAATGGATCAAGAGCCGTTTTTGCTGGCATTATTGTAGAAATAGCATTATTATTATTATCTAAACATTTATATACATTATATTCGGTGGTCAATACATAAAAATTTGCTCCTCTCAAAGTAGAAGCACCAGAATGTGTAGTATATGAACTAGAAAGAACTGCAGTAGCAGAAGCACCTGTGCCAGTGCCAACAACACTAATGGTAGGAATACTGGAATAATCAACACCAGCATCATTAATAGTAAATCCCGATATACTTCCATCGAAAGGAGATACATTGACAGAAATATCAGCATTCCTTCCTTTTCCACCATCAACATATGCAACAGTAGATGCACTATATCCTGACCCACTATTTTCAATAGTTATACCTGATATACTTCCACCATGATACTCATCATCATACATGTCATATATTGTTCCATTATTCCAATCTATTCTTTTTATTACATGAGAAATATCATTGAGATTAACTCTTTTCAAATATACAATATTATTTCTTACTATATTTTCATATTTTTTATTGTCTAATGCAATGTTTTCTGTGCCAACATAATCCATTATTCTACCAATATAGGTATAAAATATCGAACTAGATGTCAGCAATTCATCATAAACAGACTCAGCGATTGTATTATATATATTGGTAGTTGCAATAGATTTAATTGTCATTTTATTATATCTACTTTATATTTAAGAAATTGTTAATGTCCAAGAAACAGTAATACTGTCCAAAAGACCTTTATTTATTACAGGAAATGTTGTTCTACTTAACATAGTTCCTGCAGATGCTGCAGTGAACAATCCTGCTTCAGTCCATGCTCCAATTGCAACACCTGCAGCATATGTGGCAGTATATATTGTAGCAGATGTTCCTGCAGTTATTACCCCACCTGTAGTAGTCAAAGCAACTCTTGAAAGATTAAATGTTATTGTAGCATTAACAGAAAGAGTTGATGTTGCAGAAGTAAGTGGTATTGTAGTACCAGAAACATATGAGGCATCAATTCTAGTGCCACTTACAATCCCTGTGCCAGAAACTGTTTGTCCTGCTACAAGTCCCGTAGCATTGACTACAACAATACTCGATACATTACCACTAGAAGATGTTGTAGTAACTTTAGTCAGTGGGGAAGTCAGTACAGTATTGCCTAGAACTGGTATTGTTGTATCAGAACCAATTTCCATCCACCCAATTTGAGTAGCATTTGATGCATCATGTAATTTAGTTGCGATAAGATTTAAACCTGTAGTCACTACCATATTAGGTACAGTTATATCTTCAACTATATTTCCAAATTGGTCATATTTTACAATATTTAATTCGCCAATTGCTCTAACTGAATCTTTCATATTATTCCTATTTTCATTAAAATGTTTATTATATTTACTATTTATTTAATTTATTTACGTTCATGTAAAACTACAATCTGCAGTTTCTGTATAGTTTAGTGCAGTATAATTATAATTATAATACCCATCAACATTAACAAATGTAGTAATTGATGTATCAGAAAAATATTTAGTTACTTCGAACGATATTGTTTCGGAAGTTGAAATAATTTCTTTTATATTTTCTGCAATATTAACATTAAATATATCTGAAATATATATATTATCACTTTTTTTAGTGTTAATTGTTTTTGCTATCTTCTCTATAGTATTTGCAATTTCTGCAGTTGGAACTTTTGTAATAGTGCTATAATATATTTGTGTATTTTTTGTTTTGTCTGATATTACTACACGCTTTTCTGATAATACCTTTTCTATTGTAATAGGAAAATATATGTTGGATTGTTGGTCATATGACGCAAACATCCCATATCCTGAAGGATGTATCAATTTTTTTACTATATTTTTATAACTATCGAACAGTTCATTTATTGCAATTTCATAAGAAAAATTTTGATAATATTTTCCATCGTATATGTGCATATTAGAAGACAACATTCCATATGTCTCATCATAATATCCTTCGTATTGTCTCAGAATAGAAGATTTAAAATTTAATACAAGAGAATTTTTAGAAAAATATATTGCTGGAGGAGTAGTATATCCAGACCCACCATTTATTTTAATAAATCCTGTAATAGATCCATTACTAATAACTGCACTAAATTTTGCATTTCCTTGTATATATACTTCAGGAACTTGTCTATATCCATATCCGCCATAGTCCAATGCAATATATTCGATACTGCCATTGTAAATTATCGCTGTTGCTCTTGCAACAGAAGCATCTTCTGGAATAACATAATTTAATTCTGCAGGATAATATCCACCAAAATCTACTAAAGAAATATTTTTTGTATTCTTTTTGGTATCATTTCTTTTTATTTTTATTAGTGCCTGACTAATAATATTTTGATCGTCAAAATATTGTTTTATTGAATTTGTTTGTTGTTCTTTATTAGTATATATTGTCCACTTTACGCCATCTGCAATTGTTAATATAGTTCCATTGCCTATAGTAACTTTTTCAATAGAATCTGTATTTTGGTCTATTGTACGACTTTTGAAAAGCGTATATTTATTTTGTATTGTTAGACCAGAATTATATTTGTTTGTAGTTATTTTTTTACTAATTACATTATTTTGTGTAGAATTTTCTTGTGCAGTATATACAACAAATGAAGATCCTGTAGGTACAGTTAATATTGTACCATCTTTTATTGTGACAGGTCCTACTGTATATGTATTTGAGTTTGCAATTGCATTATATGAATTTGGAGTATTGATATTACTATTAGGATCTAATATATTTTTTTCAAAAAATATTTCATTCGAATATCCTACATTTAATATGGCTCCCTCTACGAATGCATCAGTAGATTGTACTATAGTAGGAATACCTATAGAAGATATCAATTTTCCCACAAATATATTATTAATTTCTGCATTAATATAGGCACCACTTCCAGTGGTGCCCTGAATATTTACTGAAGGAGGAAATATGTATCCGTATCCGGAATGTATAAGTTCTACAGAATATATTTTTCCATTTTTTACTGTTGCCGAGGCAGTAGCATTTCCGCCATCAATAGAACTAAAACTTATAGTTACAGGATTTTTATAATTATTTCCACCCGAAATTATATTTAATGCAGATATTTTATTGAATGATATATTGGTAGCAGAAGAAATATCGTCCTCAAAATCCTTTATTATAAAGAATTCATATAAATTATACCCTGATGTTCTGCTGACCAATTGTGCAATTGATACTACTCTAACAGGAAGTAATTTTCCAGAAAGTTCTACTGTAATCTTATTGTTAATAGATTTTTCTATAACAGAAAAAGGAACAGAAGAATTTATTTCTACCATAAAAGAAAAATTCTGTATCCATCTTCCACTTGACAATTTGAAAATTTCTTCTTCTGGAAGATGGATTTCTATTTCTTTATTGAATAGAATTCTAAATAATAATCTAAAAGAATTTTCATTTCCTTTTGAAACATATAATTCCTTTATGTGTTTCGCAAGTAATGTCTTGTCTACCAAAACATTTTTTGGTATGTCCAATAATAATTCATTATAAAAATATTGTTTAAAACTTTCTATAGAATTATCAATATCATAATATGCATCATTATTTTTTATATTTGCAATTTGAATATCTAAAAATTCATAATAGGCAGAAATAAATTCTACCAATATAGGATAATCAGAAATAAGATTATCCGGAATCTGGCTCTGAATTTTATTATAATTTGCCATTATCTGCTCGTAGTAAATACTCTTTGTGTTCCGGTAACATTGTAGCCACCAACAATTTCGTCTGCAATTGCATTTGCAACAATATTCGAATCTTTTATTACCAATATATTGTTTCTTACAGGAACAACATCAAATGATTGCGATTCAATAGAAATTTTAATTCCTGTGTCTCCCACATTCTCTGGTAAAAATGATGCAATATTCAATGTCAATGTGATGATACCAGTCAAATAATCAATTGTTCCTGCATTATTCACATATAATTTTGTGATATCAGAAAAATAATACATTTTAATATATTGATCACCATCATCTTCTAAATAATATATTCTTGGATCATCAAATATTCTAAATCCAGAAGAAGATACTGCATTCTCTGCTGTCTTAAATGTATTCTGATATATGGGATTATTGAATTGTACAATATATTTCAATTCTTTTCCGTATACCGGAACAAGATATTGATGTAATTTAAATGTAGTTATATTACTCAATATACCAGAATCAATGTTATCAATAGAAGCAGACAATTTACTGTATCTGAATATTCCATTAAATTTCATTAATTCAATATTATTATATAATATAATAGTATTTTTTACTAATGTACTCAATTCGTTCGCATTATATTTAGATCTATTTGGATCAAAATATACAGTAGAATTAATATCTATGTAAATATATGTAGGATCTATTATTTTTGGTCTTATGCCTAGAATGTTTTTATTTTTCACAAGGTTTATTACATTCTGTTTTTCTATATCAGACAATGTACCAATATTATTTGGCTCAATAGAAATATATACACTTCCATAGTCCGGAGGAACATTTTCGTCTCCTCCCCATATATTCAAAGATTTTATATTTGGATATATCGTAGGTATCAATGTCCTATAGTCTTCTGTCGTTACCATACGGTTTTGTGTAGTATACGATTTTAGTGCATTGGTACGTATACTGTCAATATCTTCAAAATTTCTTCCTCCAGAAGAAGGAGAAATTGTCTGTATTGCAACATTTTTATATCCGGATATTGTACTATCGGCAGTAAATATAGAAGAACCATTTATTGTGTCTCCACTACAAACAATATATTCTAATATTATTACATTTCCATCACTCAAAGCTTTCCCTAATATTCCATCTCCAAAATATATTTCATATTTGTTGTCTAATGACCCCTGAATAAAAAATGTATTGCTTTCTCCATTTATATTTGAAATGTCTTTACTTTCATAATAAGGTTCAATAACAGAAGAAGTGATCGAAGGTTTTACGTATACTTTTAATTTAGAAATATCTACATTGTATTCTGGTATAACATATTTTTGTGCAGCAATTCTGGTATCTACAACAAATGATGATGTTTTTAATTTTCCTTCATATAAAGGAATATCTAAAAATTTATATACTCCAGCCACTATACTTGTGGTATATGTATCATTTGTTACGAATGAATATGTTTTTCCATTGAGAACAGCAGAAAATACTGTATTCTTTGGAAGTACAATAATATTAGGATAATCTGCAGTATTTACTGTAATATTTACTCTTGCAGTAGAAGAAGAATATGAAGAAGGATAATAATCATAATGTTTTGCAATAGATACTACCGAACTTCTTGCAACAGCAGAATCAATAAATTTTTCATTTATTTGCATATTCGCAAGAACTGCATTATAATGTGTATTATATGCAAGCACATCTATTAAGACAGAAAGACCAGAACCCTCATAATCATAATCACTAAATGTATCTTGTCCCCTAAGAAAATCTTTTAAATTAGATTTGATTTCTTCAAAATCTAATTCTGATACCCGTAATCTATTATTGTTTGTTGCCATCTCTGTCCAATGCCCTTCGTATTTTTTATATTATGATAATATTTATTATCTTATTCTAGATAATAATATAGAATATTGTACTTTTTTTGAAGTATTTACTATTGTAAAATATAACGTAACATCTATTTGATTTCTGTCGCTCTGGTCACTTATATCTATATTTTCTACTTTAATCCGAGGCTCATATGCCTCCAATACATCATTTATTACACGCTTCATAGATATCTTTGTAAGAGGTGTCCACAACTCAAACAAAAGTTCGCTCACCTGACTGCTCAACATAGGATTGAAAGGTCTATCGAAAGGTTTGAGCATTATAAGATTTTTTATTGACTGTTTTATTGCCTCTTCATCATTTTTTTTGTATATGTCATTATTTCCTATGTTCATAGTAAAATTCATATCAATATCAGTATATTTTTTTTGTTCTATTGTTATTGTATTCGTTACTAAACTCATTTTGATAGCTCCAGCTTATATATCCAATATTTATCATAATAAATAATATATTTAATATACGAGATAGGAAAAGCGAATAATGGCAAATTGTAATCAAGAATGCAACAAACAAATACAAGGTTTGGCAGCGAGACTCAATGCAGCAGAAGAATCTCTTACTAATCAATATGCAGGAATGTCTGCATTAGTTCTGAGTTTAAGTGGTTCTGCATTTGCTGATCCAACAGGTACTATTGCGACCTCATTAAAAGGAATATATAATGGATTACCAACAGGTGCAGAATTATTGAAAATGTTACAAAATTTAATTCCAGCATTTGATGCGGCATCAATGAAAAAAATAGCAATGAAGCTTGCTGCAGCAATGATCGATACCATGGCAGCAGAATTAGATGCTGCAGCAGCAGCAATGATAGCAGAAGCAACTGCTGCAGTAGATTCTGCAACAGCATTAGTATCTTCTGCAACAACTTCATTAGAAACTGCAGTCACCAATGCAAAAAATGCTCCTGGTGCTCTTGCAGATGCCGCAGTTGCTCAAGCAACGGATGCATTAACTTCTGCATCTGGTATATTAAATCAAGCAAATATCACTAAAATACTTTCTGCTGGATTCATGGAAGGTCAAGCAGATATTGCGAAATGTAAATCTGCAAGTATGCATCTAATTTAAATACCAATATTATTGCAGTAGAGGCACGTTTTAACTCTACTGCAATATATGTGCTTCATAATTGTTTTTCGTGGCACTATGCCAATTTTTTTAGTCCTGAAGATACTTTTGAATGGTTGAAGTATGTATATACCTCTCCACGGTTTCCATTCTTGTTGTATGACACATGAATCCATGGATTTTGTGTTCCTGTGTCCTTGTATTCTAGTATCAATTGGTCATATGGTAGCACTTTGGACAGGGCAACTGCAATATCATAATATTTAGTTTTATTTGTTCCTCTAAATTGCATGTCTATTGCCTGACCTTTTTCGTGTTGACTGCCAGATTTTTGATATCTATACCCAGAAGATATTATCATTTCAGGATATAATTCCTTTGTTTTTTCTGTGATATTCATAGAAAGATATTGTAGATTTTGTACAATTTCTCCTTCTGAAAATCCGTGTTGCGATCTTATTTTTGTTATATTATCAGATGCTGCCATATATTGACGAATAGAATAGTTTTCGCTAATATTTATTCCGGTTGCAATATTTGCCTGATTGACAAATAAAGAGTAGTCTGCATCAAGTATAGAATTAATATGATCTTTATTGAATTCTATCGTTTCTGCAGAAGAAGAGGGAGCATTAGTATTGATAGATTCTCCAGTTTTATTTTCATATTCTTTTATGAAATCGGAAGTGTCTCCGTCATCAGGAGAATCATATAATCTTGACATACCATCGAATCTGGTAGGTATCGGAGGCAATTCCGAAATATCATTTAATACATGTTCCTGTCTCACAATCTTTCCAGAAGAATCTTTTAATAATATATTTGCATTTGTTGCTGGCAAAGAAACAGAACCACGCAGATCACTATCTACAATATGAAAACTACTAGGACTTTCTGCTGCAACAGATGTTCCTGCTTTCATCAATACTTCTGCTGCATCAACATCTAAATTTCCTGTTGCCTTGATAGAAGTAAATGCTGCAGATTGTAATTTT